TACTCCAGCACTATTAAATGTTGCGGTAGCAACAAATACATCAGATGTAATTATCTTATCTTCAAACACCACAGCATTGCCAGCAAGGGCTGTGGCAGTCAAAGGAGTAGCAGTTATAGCAACTTGACGATCAGCAGTTGTTACTGGCTCTAAGGCTTCAGAAGAGGCTGTGAAAGGCATCGCAGCAAGAATAGACGATGTTGAAAATGCTGGCATCACTAGTTCGTCTGATGCAACAAATGGCTCAGCAACAACCATCTTATTGTTTTTGTCTGGCATGGCGTTGTAAAGATTTGTTACTGCTGTTTGAGTTATTGAGTTCTTATCCCAGTAAATTTCATCAATAATTAATTTAGTAGTTGTTGGCTGAACTGGCAATGCAGTTGATGCAAATGGTGTAATTAAGCAGCCAACAGATAATCTTGGACGATTGTTTGCTTCATCATTTGGTCCAGAGTCTGCAGAAGATGCATTAGTAGTTGTTCCAGTATAAGCACCAAGATTAATTGTGCTTCTAAGAACAGCATCAACATAAAGTCTAACTATATTGTTATTTGCATTTGTATGATCAAATTCAATAACAACAAAGTGACGCTGATAATCAAACAAATCTAAAGCAGCAGTGTCTTGCTCAACAAATGTTCCAGAACCATTATTAAATTGCATGTGCAACTTACCCTGGTACTGATAAAGAACTACATGCTGATTATCCTTATAACCATTAAGGTTCCATAGCACTCTTACTCCCGTTGTTGAATTATCGTCTAATGCTCTTTGGAACCAAAATGCTGAGTGATAACTGTTTTGGCCAGTGCCCCAAGAATCATTCCATTCAGATTCCTTTAAGATTACTCCATCAGTTATGTATGAAGATCCCGTTGTTTTTACAGACTTACCATTAATACCAAGATCTGGATTGACTATTGTTCCGCCAATAGTTGTAGGGGTAACTGAGTAGTCATTGTCAGTTCCATAATCTAATGCACCATCTGCTGCATCAAAAGTTACATAACGATATGGAGCAATGTTTGTTTGTACATATTGATAGTAAAGATCATTTAAGAAATATGTGCCAGGTCTTTCAGCATAGGCAATTGCTGCATCTGCATATATTGTCCATCCATAGAAAACTGTGACATCTGTGTTGTCAGCAGAAGCAGTTAAAGCAGGAGCAGTTGTAGAAACATTTTTTACTGCCAAAACTGAAGGGTTTGCCAAAAGTGCTGTTGCAGTAGCAGGAGTTTCAGAAATAATTGCATTAGATATTACTATAAAGTTATGGTCTCCTGATTCTGCAGTTGCAGTAAATTCTTCTGCAAATTCAAAGTGATTTGGACTCATTGTGGAAATAAACTGATGATGTTCAATAATTTGAGAATTAGTTAGTGGTTGTGCATAAATAGCAAGTTCATCTGCAAATGTGTCAAAGACATATTTTAAGCCAGCAGATTTAGATCCTAAAACCGTAGACAATGTTTCTGTTGTTGTCCATGGAGTAAATGAAATATTGCTATTAAATATCACTTGACCATTAATCCATAATTGAACAAGCCTTTCATTTGGATTAATTCCAGACTGATAAACATTAATTACAATGTGATTCCAGTTATTTAATGAAAGTGATGATCCATCCAATCCACTAGACTGAAGATTAAAAGAAGATGTTCCATTTTTAATTCTTAAATTTATTGATCTTGGTACATTTACAAAAGGATATGGTGGAAAACTTTCTTGATATCTGTAATAATCATCTAAATAAACTTCTAAATTGTCATTTCTAAAGATTGATTGTTGTGGTTCGTCATTTGAAGTTAATTGATTATCAGGGAAAGCCAGCGGCTTTGTCCATACTTCGTATGCAAAATTTCCAGTTCCAATAAGATTATCAAAAGAATTTGCTGCGTTTGCTGTTTGAAAGAAAATTCTATTATCAGCATTATTGGTCGTTGCGCCTTTCCATGAAAACGCATTTCCAATTGTATTTAGTGGATATCCACCATCTTGTGATGTCAAAAGTTGAGAACCTCTTGTTATGGTTCCAGTCTGGTAGCCATAGTTTATTGTTGTTGAAACGCCTGTTCCACTGTTAATATAAAAATATGGGTTTAATTCTTTTACAAGAGCAAAATAACTTTCTTCTACTGCTGCCACCGCATTTGGCATTGTTGCTGAGGCAATAAAAGGTACTTCTGATACTCTAGGAGTAACAAGTTGTGCGGAAGCGATAAACTCAGTAGCACTAAAACTATCATCTACTCCAGTACTTACAATTACATTGTTAATTAATTCTGTAGATGCCGTTGCTGGAGCCTCAATATTGTTTACGTTTCTTTGTCCAACAACGCTAATGTTTGATGGAAATAGTGCAGAAACAAGAATGGATGTTGTTACCTCAGTATTGTCATTTTGTACAATAACAATTGTTGGTGCCACTATTAATGCAGATGCTGTTGCTGGTGCTTCTAGATTATTTGTACCTCTAGATATTGTTGGTAATACTTGAAGAGCAGTTGCAGTTGCTGGTGCTTCTAAATTGTTAACATTTACTGGAGCAGCCTGACCAGCAGTCCAAATTTCTGAAATAGCAGTGGCATTAATAGATGCAAATGGAGCAACATATACATGTGCTATTTCTACAAAGGCTGGAGAAGTAACAGTATTAGTAATAGAACTGTCACCCATAGTAACATACCAAAGTGATGGTGTTGCAGTGGTTGTTGTAGTGCTAAATAAAACTCCATCAAAATATCTTTGTTTTGTATGTGTTGTACCATCAAATGACACTCTTTCTGCATAGTAGTGCCACAAACCATCATCGTATCTTATTGTTGTGTTTGCTGTTGGATTTGTAAGAGCAACTCTTCCTACATTTCCTCCAAGTCCACCAGTCATAGTAAGAGTACTACCAGAATTGCTTCCACCAAATCTAAAAAATTCTATTGCTGCTTCTGTTGAATTAATTTGTGATGGAAATCTAAACCAACCACCTGCAGAATAATCATTGTCCATTGTTTGACTATAAATTTGTCCAGATGTGGTTGAACCAAACGCTCTTAATGCTTGCTCACTTGTATTATTTATACTGAATTGCCAACAACCATTTCCGCCTGGACCACCTGTTGCATTAAAACCAGGATTTCCACCACTAACTGTAAATCCACCTGTGTTTGTTGCAGTTCCAGCATTTACAGCAGAGCCAGTGTAGGCTGCTTCAGTTGTAAAGTATTGTTCTGGTGAATAACTTAAAATTTTATTTTTTAATACGGTCATAAAAAAAGACTACGCCTGTTACAGCGTAGCCATTCCTCCTGTCAATACTGATTCTGGATTAACCCCTGATAGGCTGTGGCCATTTACAGAAGGAGTTGGCAGAGAGAAGCAGGTCCAAGTTGAGCGAAGAGTAAGGACATGGACGGCCTTAAGTTCTACCTTAACGGTAGGCTCAACTATATTTGCGGTAAGTCCAATAGTTAATGGACCTGCTTCTACTCTAGCGTTCATTATGCTACTGTGATCCTTACGATACCTGTAGCGTCCCAAGTAATTGTGAAATTACCATTTGATGATGACTGATCTGAACCAAAATCAACATATCCAATCAATGGACGAGTTGCATTAGTTGAAGGTGAGGCATCATAGATGACTGCATAACGAGCAGTAATTGTTGATGAAGACCAAGTTGTGTCATCAGCATCAAGTGTGATTACGTTTGTTGATGAGTTGTATGAATTGGTCTTGTTAGCAAGAGTGTTTCCACCAGAGGTGTAACCTGTTGCTCCAGTGACTTCGTTTGCAACAACATCGTCAAAATAGTTGTGTGCATCCTGGTCTGGTGTGTAAGAGTTTGTTAGGAGAGCAACCTTGATTGTGTCTGTATCCCAGTCAATCTCCTTGTTAAGAGCCTGTGAAAGGAACTGTCCGTATAGTTTAGAAGCCATTGTCAGTTACCTCCCTTACGCTGTCTTCTCAACGATTGCGAATGCGTCTGCATCTGCAACAGCAAATCCACGACGAATACGAGTCTTGAGAACGACACCATCTCTTGCAAATTCTGCATCACGAGAAACAACTGACTCTACTCCACCACGAACACCGTTGATAAGCATCTGACGGTTACCTACGATAAGTAGGGCGTTTCCTGTTGGTGAATCTGTTGCTGCTGCTGATGTTGCTGCACCGTATGAAACTACCAATGGATATCCGAATAGTGATCCTGGAGTTCCTGCTAGTGGGTCTGGTAGAACTAGGTCAGAGTTACCCTTGACCATTCCACGGATTTCCTTAAGCATCTTTGGGTGAGCCATCCAAACAGTGTTTGCTGAATCAAACTTTGATGAATCTTCAACAATACCAAGTGCATTGTTAATGTCATCGTATGAAAGTGCTCCACCTGTCTGAATTAGGTTTGTTCCTGCTGAACCTGGTGAGATTGCACGATATAGAGATGTGAACGGCTGACCGTCGTCTCCATCGCCTGCTGCTGTTACACCAAGGCAAGCATTATCAAACTTACGGGCCCAACGAGATGCCCATTCACGCTTGTAAACTGAAAGTGTATCAACGAGTGAATCGTTAACATCTTCCTCTGAGATATGCATCAATTGTGCATACTTTCTTGCTGTCAATACGATTTCGTCTAGAGTTGGGTTTGATGCAGGAATTTCTGCGCCTTCTGCTACCACTTGTGGTGCATCCCCAACAAAACGAGGAACTGACTTTGTGCGAGAAGCCATTGCTTCACGACGGGCAAAACGCTCTACAGCAGAATTAGCAATAAGATCCTGAATTACTGTGGACCCCTGCTCTTCTAGGATGTAGCCGTTAGCCTCTGTTAAATCAACACGACTAATTGTCATTTTATCCTCCTATGGATATATAGTTTATTAAATTGTAATCTGAATCGTCTAATTCATATCTATTATAAGGCAAGCGTCCACTTACTCTTAATAGACCTATTATAGCATTTTATTACTATAATTTTCCAAGTATTTTAGCAGCCTGAAGTTGGGTTGCAGTGTATTGAGTGCTAACAGTTGCTTTTACAGCAGTATCTGCTTGACCTCCAACACGAAGTTTGGGATCAAATATTTCTGGAAGGTCTTCCTGAAGTTGTTTGAACTGGTCTTCAAATCCGATGACATCAAGATTATCATCAAATTCAAATTTAGTCAAATCCATAAACTTCAAAAGTCTTCTTGGTTCTTTGACTCCTTCAGCAGATATTTTCTGTAAAACTTTTTCATGAAGAAGTTTTCCGCTAAACTCTGCTATTTTTTGATTGCTACTGTTTAGATCAACCTCAAGTTTTTCTTTTTCTTCTCTGAACCTTTTAGCATCATTCTTTGCACGATCAAGAGCAGCAAGTACTGCCTTTGGATCATTCAGTGTTGTTTCTTCAGTTGTTGTTGTTTCTTCTGTGTTATTCGTTTCCAATTTGGCCTCCTGTGGCTTCCATCATCACATTATTGGTATTTGTGTTTTGAGATAAACTAGTTAATGACTCTTCTGTTGCTGCTATTTCTCTTGCAACTTCCAAATCATAACCCATTTCAATTAGAACTTGCTCAAGAGATACGCCAACTACTCGCTTCTTTACAGCAACTTCCCAAGCATCTAAACTATCAATGCTTTCAATATCTTTCCATCTGACTTGAACATTTGGTTCCGCAGAATTTTCCATCTTTAAAACAAATCTAAACATATCTGCCCAAGTTGAACCAAAAGTAATTTGACGATCCTTTACCTTTGCGATAAGTGGTGATTCTGCAGTTCTGAGAGATTCTCCAGAAGGAATGCTTCCAGTCTTTTCAAAATAATGCAAAGGTGTGTTTGTAATTGAAGCCATCGCACGAACAAAGTCCTTAACTGGCTCTGTAAATACCTTGTGATCAGCAGGAGCAAACTCTCCAACCTTATCAACACCCTTAAGATACCAAAGTTCTCCTGGACCATTCTTTAGGCGACCAATGTTTTCTGCTTCTGTTCCTGTTTCGTCAAAGTCTTCAAATTCAGAAGAATTTCCTGAACCACCAAGAGCATAACGCTGTGGTGCTCCTTGGTAATCAACAGTAATCATGTGTGTAGTCATCAATTTGTTGATTGCATCTTGTGGACCGTAAGCATCTGTATGCTCTGGACGACCGTATTGCTTAGATGTGCGGAAATGAAATACTGGAACCTCTCCCCAAGGATTTTCTACTACAGAAACTGGTAAGAATCCGTTTGCAGAAACAATATTTACAACTTCTCCAGGCATTGTGTACTTTTCAATGCGATCTGCATAATACATGTTCAAATGTGATGTTTTCTTTGTGTGATCCATTGGATCTTCTGACTGCCACAATTTTGCAGCAAATCGCTTGATTCTTGGGTTTTCATCATCATAGATCATTACAGTTGTTAGTGGTGAATTGTAATCTACTGTTGTGTTTCCGTTAATATCTGTCCAAACAATTGCGTAGCAATCGCCGTAAACCAGTGCACGACGGTGAATTTCATCTGCATCAATCTGCAAATCATTCATTTCCCAGATATCTTTAATCTTTTGGTTTGCATCTTCTGTGTTTGCTGTTATGTTAGCAATTTCTAAACGATTAAGAACTGAATCTACTACAGTTCTAGCAAAGTTAAATCTAAAGTTATTTTTGATGCCTCCTAATACACGAAGCCAGCGATTATCAGAGAAAACCTCTAAATTGGTACCTTCGTAGTATTCCTCAGCAACTAAATACGTATTTCTTCTATCTACTATTGTATCAATAGCCTTTTTTATATCAGACATTTTGTCTCCTCAAATAATTTATTTGTTTTGTTTCTAGTTTTACTGCTTTGTTATCTAAGAAATACAAGATGCCAGAAACAACGGAATCAAGTACATCCTCATGCGATACCTTTGGAAAGGACCACATTTGTTCTTCCAACACTGGGAAGTGTGCAGTGTGTCGCACTTTTCCTTGTTGGTAGAAATTTAAAGCCTTGCCAGCACGAATTTGCTTTGAAAGACTTTGTGATTTGGATCTATATTTTGCAGGGACGGCCTTGAAAACATCTTTCCAAAGATCGCCACCTTGGTTAACTTCAACATAAAGTACACCAACATCAAATTTGTCTACAAGATAAGCAACTCTATCTGCTATTTCTGATGGAGACATCTTGACTTGTTCAGCATGGCGTATATAGATATTGGCTTTACCTAAACTATCTACGCCTCTAGACAATACAGATATACCCGTATAGTCAGAGATTTTATTTTTTGTTACGGCTGGGTCAATTGAGATAATAGTGTTACCGTAATCTTCTAATTCTTCAATAACAATATCTTCGTTAGTCCAAAATGTTCCATCAGTATTGATTGGACGGTTCATATAGTTTTTGGCAAAGTCTCTAAGATGTCTTTGTGATTCAAGCCAATTCAAAGGCCACTTCTCTGGCCATACAGATCTTTCTGAGCCATCATCATTAGGCATAATTGCTGGATAGTAATGCACGGTCACATTCTGGTCTTTAATCCAAGATAATTCAGGATCATCATAACCTTCACCATATTTACGGAACTGATCCATTACAGAGTTAGGCATAGTGGTAGTTCCCACAAAAATCATACGAGCATAGATATTCATAGGAGCAATATCGTCAAATACAGTGTTTTTCTGTTGACCTGCCTGGTATTCAGAGTAGTTCTTTTCGCCTTTTTCAATATCATCAAGAATAATGAGGTCTGGA